TGCTGAATGGCTTAATCGCCAGTTTAGCTTAATTGATACAGGTGGTATCGATGATGTCGATGCACCATTTATGGAACAAATTAAGCACCAAGCTGACATTGCCATGACTGAAGCTGACGTTATTGTCTTTGTCGTTTCAGGTAAGGAAGGCGTGACAGATGCGGACGAGTACGTTGCTCGTATTCTCTATAAGACCAACAAGCCTGTTATCTTGGCGGTAAATAAAGTGGATAACCCTGAGATGCGTGCAGATATCTATGATTTTTATTCTCTTGGACTTGGTGATCCTTATCCAGTTTCATCTGTTCACGGTATCGGTACAGGGGATGTTCTCGATGCTATCGTTGAAAACCTCCCAACAGAAGTTGAAGAAGAAAATCCAGATATCATTCGTTTTAGTTTGATTGGACGTCCAAACGTCGGAAAATCAAGCTTGATTAACGCCATTTTGGGTGAGGACCGAGTGATTGCCAGCCCGATTGCTGGTACGACTCGAGATGCCATTGATACAAACTTTGTGGACAGTGAAGGTCAAGAGTATACCATGATTGACACCGCTGGTATGCGTAAATCTGGTAAGGTTTATGAAAACACAGAAAAATACTCTGTCATGCGTTCAATGCGTGCCATTGACCGTTCTGATATCGTCCTTATGGTTATCAATGCCGAAGAAGGTATCCGTGAGTATGACAAGCGTATCGCTGGTTTTGCCCATGAAGCTGGTAAAGGGATTATCATCGTAGTTAACAAATGGGATACGATTAAGAAGGCCAATCATACCGTTGCTAACTGGGAAGCAGATATCCGTGATCAGTTCCAATTCTTGAGCTATGCACCAATTATCTTTGTATCGGCTGAGACGAAACAACGTCTTAACAAGTTGCCAGAGATGATTAAACGCATCAGTGAGAGTCAGAACCGTCGTATTTCATCAGCTGTTTTGAATGATGTTATCATGGATGCCATTGCCATCAACCCAACACCAACTGACAAAGGAAAACGCCTTAAGATTTTCTACGGCACACAAGTTTCGGTTAAACCACCAACATTTGTTATCTTTGTCAATGAAGAAGAGCTTATGCACTTCTCATACATGCGTTTCTTGGAAAATCAAATTCGTCAAGCCTTTGGTTTTGAGGGAACACCAATTCATTTGATTGCTCGTAAACGTAAATAAAAAAGAGACCAACCAGAATAGAATCTTTATGGGTTGGTCTTTTATCATTGTAAGGAGAAAACGATGTTAGAAAATATTCAATCTTATTTATCTAAACAAGGGGTTAAGTATATCAAACCTGAAAAAGCGGGTCCACATCAGGAAGAGATGGAAGACCTCAAGGCGCTTGGTCAAGCAGCTCGTAAGGAGATGCAGACTTTAGCAAAACTTCTAGAGGAGCGTTTGGCACCCTTTAAGATGGATCGTGTCAGTAATTGGGCCAATCAGGCACAAATATGTCGCCCGCACTTTTGGTGCTATTACAGGGTACGTAGACACTAGCTTATTAGCAGGTGCTTCGAGTTCTATGGCTGATACAGCAGGTAGTGCGGCAAACGCCAAAAAGCTCGCTGAGTCAAATCTAACCGCTCAAGTTAGAGCTAAGAACGAAGAGCTGTATCAAAAGCGATTAGCTGAGGCACAACGAAATCAAACTATCCGTGTACGCAAGATGAACGAGGATATTAAGAAACTCGATCTCGAACGCACAGGCGACCGCTTACAATTACTCAAAGCTGAAGCCGAAGCACAAAAGGCGCAGATTGATGATAGCGTTCGCGAGTATACAAAAGCCGTAGGCGATAAGGAACTCGCTGAAAAGAAAGCTCAGGCAGAGCGCCTAAAAGTGGCGTCTGATACTGAGCAGAAAATCAGAGAGTTGGCGTACACGCAAACGAGTGAAACCGTTGACCACTTAACCAATATGGTTGCGCTTGGTCGATTGTCTCGTAGTGATGCGGACGCACTACTTGCTGAAGAGTTAAAGACCTATATTGACTATGCACGGAGTGAAGTGAATGAGGCCCAGTTAACGGCTACTCAAAGGCTGCAGATTGAAAAGAACCTGTTAGAGTCCCAGCAGAAGCTATGGGAACTTGCCGGTCGCAGTCTGAAAACGAGCCTACAAGAAGCCGCTCGCCAGTATAAGCAAGAGACTACCAATTATGCTGATTTAGCAAAGTCTACTTTTGATAGTACGATGAGCTCTATCAATTCAGCATGGACAAATAATCTCGAGGCTATGGCAACAGGAACGAAGTCATTCAGTAAAGGCATTAAGGACATATTCAAGGATATGACAAATGCCATTATTAAGATGATGATTCAGTTAACGTTCCAACAATACATCATGCCTAAGTTGCAAGGATTATTTGGTGGTGCAGTAAGTGGTATTGGCTCACTAGGTGCTGCAAAAGGGACATCGTCCTTTGCTGGTGGTGGTTCGTTTAGTTCTGCATTTACCGGTAATCGATTCGCTGCCGGAGGAAAAACGAATCCAGGACTTATGTTGGTTGGTGAAAACGGACCTGAACTATTACAGTCCTCTGGATCCCATCGTATTTACACAGCAAGCGAAACCCGTAGATTAATGGGCGGCGCTACAAGCAACAATGTAGTTGTTAACATTGTTAATCAGTCTGGCCAAGAACTCGAAAGCAAGCAACAGAACTCTCGGTTTGATGGTGAGAATTATGTTATCGATGTAGTAGTTCGTGCTATGGAATCAAACAAAGGAGGTATGCGTGACGCCATCAAGGCATCCGCAGTATAACTATGGCAGTATTTCCAGATATTCGATGGCCGATATACCCAATTCAGGAGACTACTCCAGATATTTCGTATAAAGGCCAAGTTGAAAATATGACGCTAATCACCAGGAAGAAGACGACAAAGACCCGGCGGACATATTCCGTCGGGTACAAGTTGCCAACAGCTGATTACCATAAGCTTCGGTCATTCTTCGATGAAGTCAACTGCTCCGGTATATTCGCTTGGGTTCATCCGGAAACACGGGAAACACTAAATGTACGATTTGCTGATCAGTTAGACTTTGCGGCGAATGATTACGGAGTGTGGATGGGAACCGTGAAATTACAGGAGGTATAACATGTTACCGCTCTCAACGGCATCGATTTTAGAGAAAAACCAAATATCGGCTACTGGTGTGTGGTTAATGCTGTTAGAAATATCCTATAAAGGGGATACGATTCGATTGGTATACAATACGGAGAATATCCAATTTCAAGGTAATACTTATATTGCATTTCCGTTTACCATTCAAGATGTTACAGAGAATGCAACGGATCTGCCCAATATTAAGTTATCTGTATCTAACGTGACTCGGACAATCCAGCGTATGGCAGAGTCTAATAATGGATTCACTGGGGCCAATGTCATCATTCGTGTAGTGAATACGAACATACCTGATGTGTGCGAGCAAGAGGAGCATTTCGTAATTACGGGAACTCATGCAAACGCAGAATGGATGGAGTTTACTCTGGGTACTGACTTTAGCTTTACTCGACGATTCCCGTTAATCCGGGTGATGAAGGATTTCTGCCCGTTTAAGTTTAAAGGCGTTCAGTGTGGATATAAGGGTCACGAAAATCAATGCAACAAAACTCTAGCGCGATGTCGTGAACTGGGGAACAGTACTCGATTTGGAGGAGAACCTACTATCCCGCAAGGAGGACTGTATGCATCCAATAAGTGACTTGACTGATATCATAGGCACCCCATTCTCGGAAATGAAATGCTGGGATGTAGTTGTTGAGGTGTATCGGCGTAGTGGAATACCACTACCCGAATATACCCAAATCCAAATGGATGAATGGCGTGAGGTTCGTGAGCCAATGCCAGGGAGTGTTTTGGTGTTTGCGCTATATGGTAAAAATCTCGATCATGTAGGGGTTTATCTTGGTGAAGGTAAATTTATACACGCTACTGAACACAGCGGCACCTGTATAGAGCACATATCAAAGTACGTGCCTCGATTGAAGCACATTTATGAAAGGAAGGAGTAGCAGATGGTTAATGTAATCATTGTAAATAATCCGTTCAAGCCAGAGCAACGTGATACAAAATACTTGCCATTTAAACAGGGCAAGTCTATCAGCTATTACTTCAGCGCACCTGGTGAATGGGCGTACTCAGTAAATGGACACGAAGCAGCGCCTGATACAGTTGTGAACGATGAAGACTACATTGTAGTAATGCCCCGAGTTGAGGGTAAGTTCTTTGGCGTTCTTCTATCAATAGGGCTGGCTGTATTTACCGGTGGTATTGCTTCGGGTGCTATCTTTGGTATCCAAAGCTTAATTTGGCGGTCAGTAATTGCTATGGCGGTAGGGATGATAGGTAATGCTATTGTCTCAAAGTTAACTGCTCCTAAGGTTGACCGTTCGAACTCTGAACAGTCAAATACATATGGCTGGGGAGGTACCGAAACTGTTACTGGGCAAGGCTACCCCTTAGCTGTAACATATGGCCGAATGAAAAGCGCTGGGTTATTATTATCCCGCCATGTAATTAGTGATGGTGAAAAGCAATATCTTAATCTCTTATACTGTGCCGGTGAGGGCGAATTATCAAAGATAGAAGATATTCGTATAAATGCTAACCCAATCAGTAATTATAAGGATGTGCAAGTGGATATCAGAAAGGGTACAAATGACCAAACAGTTATCCCAAATTTCAATGATAACTTTGCGGATCAATCCCTAAACTATGAATTGACTGAATCATGGAATACGCAACAGGTACAAGGCGATGCGTGTGATGCGATAGAGTTAACTGTTGGATTCCCAAACGGATTATATTATTCAAATGATAGCGGCGGCGCTGACCGTACGTCTGTCACATTGAAAGCAGAAATTCGTAAGGTAGGCGATGAGTCCTGGCAGGCATTACCTTTAGCAAATCAAAAGGGCATGGCAGGTCATATTAAGCGCCGCGATGCGTGGAACTTTATCAAGTCGGATAATAGCGTGACGAATACATCCGATTATGCAGGGCGAATTGAAGAGGCGACAAATAATGCGTTTTATCGTGTGTTTCGATTCGATAATCTTGAAAAGGCTCGCTACGAAATCCGCATGCGCTGCAGTGCGAAAGATGGGAAAAGCCTGCGCCATGTCAATAAGGTCTACTGGGTGCAGCTAACCCAAATTATTTATGATGATTTTGTGCATCCGGGAAAAGCCCTCATTGGAATTAAGGCATTGGCTACATCTCAGCTAAGCGGCACTGATCCAAAAGTGACATGGATTCAAGAGCGCTCAGAGGTGTATGTGTTCAATCCGTATATCAATAAGTACGAAGCTCAACCAGCGGATAATCCGGCATGGGCTGCATATGATTTAATTCATATCTGCCGTAAGATTGGCGGTGAATATATTGTATTCGGACAGCCCCATATGCGCCTTGACTATAACGCATTTAAGGCATGGGCAGATAAGTGCAAAACAAATGGGTTTACATTCAACTATATATACGACACTGCTATGCGATTATGGGATGCATTGAAGTATCCAGAAGCAGTAGGCCGAGGGAAAGTAATTCCTGTAGGAACCAGGTTCACATGTGTTAGTGATTATCAATCTACTCCGGTACAGTTGTTTACTGTGGCCAATATAAAACAAGGCAGCTTTAATGAAGAGTTTCAAGGTGTAGAGGCTAGAGCGAACTCTGTTGAAATATCGTTCCTTAACAAGGATAAGGATTATGAACGAGATGTCATCCCTGTATATGGGGATACTTACGACGAGTCGGATACGCTAACAAATCCGGCACAAGTTGAACTCATGGGGTGTACTAGTCTTGAGCAGGCCTATAAACACGGTAAGCATTTCTTGCGATGCAATAAATATGAAATACGTACTGTGACAATAGAGGCGTTTACGGATGCCATAGCGTGCACGGTAGGAGATATCATTCTAATTCAGCACGACATACCCGAATGGGGCGAGGGCGGTCGTGTGGTTGCGGTAAGCGGCCAGACGATTACACTCGATAAGGAAGTGTCGGTACAACCAGGGAAGAATTATCAGTTGCTAATTCGTAGCAATTCTACGGATATCGTCTCTACGTTTAACGTAGTAAATGTATCAGGTCTCAATGTGATTGTTAAAGAGGCTATACCGGTGCAGCCTGATGCGGTATATGCATTCGGAGAGGTCTCTAAATCGGCTAAGCCATTTCGTGTGTTGGCTATTACAAAGACACTATCAGAAATGACCCGTAAGATCCAATGCATGGAATATTATCCAGAACTCTATGTATCAGATGATGGCACGGTGCCAAGTATTGATTATACGAATCACGGTGCATCTGATATTCAATCAGTAGGGTTAGTGAGCGATGTCTATGGTGCTAATGGCATCATGTATTCACGCATAGGTGTAACGTGGCAGTTACCTCGCGATGGCAAAGTCTCAAACGTAGTCGTGAATTACCGAAATGTAAAAAGCGATACTTGGACATATATTGGAAACTACCCAGCATCCACAAACGCTACCACGATATCTGATGTGCTACTAGGTGCGACATATGAGGTGCGGGTGCAGGCTATTAATGAGTTAGGGCAGTTGACTACTGGCGTGACAAAATCTATAGCTATACCTAAGATGCAGACGCCAGAGGATGTGCAAAATTTGCACGTACTCAGTCGATATAATCAGACTGCAGATAAGAGCGTTTACTACGATTTGCAAGTGTTATTTGACCCGCCTAGTAATCCTGCCAATTTTGATGTGGCGGAGATTTGGTATCTCTTAAAGTCGAAGAGTGGAAAGCCTGTAACGGGACAAGAATGGCAGTACGCTGGCAGTAGTAATAGTCAGGTTATTATCAAATCATTAGGTCCAGGTGAGGAGTATAGAATCAAAGCGATTTCGGTTGACCGATTTGGTAACCGGGCAGAAACAGCTCAAATGGTTGATGTGATAGTCAAACCGATGGATGCGATACCCGATATGCCTAGCAACTTCGGTATTACTTTCGGTAGAAATGCCACCGCATCATGGAATGAGGTGCTAAATGCTGACGTCGACTATTACGAATTGCGTACCGATAATAATCCTGGTAAAGATACGAATGCTTTATTGGCAAGAGTTAAAGGTACTTCTGCTGTACTTACTTTAACTAAACGAGCAGATACTGTTTATCTTTATGCTCGCAGCACGTTGGGTAAATACTCGACTGCAGCAACATATGAGTATAACGTTCCGCAGTTGGCAGCGCCTGAGCTTGTAGTAAAAAGCCAGTTAGGAGGATTCAATCTTTAATTTTCAACTAAGCCCTCACAAGCATACGTAATCAGATGCCACGTGATCGGAGATGAGCGCACCGATGATTTTGAAACCACTAGCACCATGTTGACATATTCGAACTCAGCTGGAATATACCGGATACGTTGCTCATTTGTGGACGTGTTCGGAGATGGACTCGTCAACGAGAAGCAAGTCGTGATTAAGACACAAATTGATGCTAGCTTGCTAGACCTTGAGTCTCTTGGGCTGAATAAAGTTGATGAACGAATTAAGGAACTTGATAAGAAATTCAATACGAATTCTGAAGAGACTACTAGAAGAATTACGAATTTGGCGTCACATACGGAATCTCGCATTACTGAGTTAGCTGGTAGCATCGATTTGCAAGTTAAAAAAAGTATTGGTGAGATTGATGGTGGTGAGTTGGTGTCTCGCATTAACCTCAGTCAGTCCGGTGTATACATTGCGGGGAAATTGATTCACATCACTGGAGCAACTAAGTTCGATGATAACGTCATTGTTAATAAGATGATTCAGGCTAACGCAGTTACTGCCGACAAATTACATGTTGATAATTTAGCGGCGGTGTCCAGTACAATCGGGTTACTTCGTTCGAGAGAGACCGGTGCTCGTGTTGAGATTCAAGATAATCTTATTACAGGTTTTGATGATGATAACAACCCTCGGATTAAACTTGGGTGCTGGTAGGAGGTATTATGGAACCGCATGTATTAGCTTATGACGTTAACGGCAATATCATACTAAATCTCAAGGAAAGGCTTACACGTATCGAGGGGCGGATGTATGTATCTGACATTCCTAATCGACGTCAACAAATTACTGTGAATGGATTGCAGCCTGGTCAACATGTCTGGGCTGCAGCCATGGGACAGTACTTAGTGGCAGAGGTTAGGGGCAATATCATAATATATTATTTTGCAGTGTCCCAGGATGAATATAATATCAATCGTCAATTTAAGGATCTTACGTATGAAGGGTGGCTGGCGTATGGAATTTATTAACATCCAGAATAAAGAAGGTGTCACGATTATAAACGATACCTATGACAATCTAGTATATCTTAGTTTCCCTAAACAAAAAGATGCAGTTCTCTACACCGGGGCGATGAGGGGGATAACGCCAACGGTTCAAATCCCGCTCAAACCTGTAGCTTACGCACCTATGCTGGTGCCTACAAGTAAATTCCAATACGGATATATTGCAGGGGAAGCTAATGTAATCCAAGTCTTTTATATTACTAATCGCATATATCATGGCGATGCACCTCTTATAGCAGTATCAGTTCCGCAAGGATATGAATTCGCGGCTCAGTGGGTTCATAAACGTCGTGAGCAGTTAATGGTACTAGTAGTGGATGTAATTAAACCAGGCGAAAAGGTAACACAATCAATGGTTGATGAAGTCAAAGCTGGTATTAAATTCTATTGTTTTGGTTACTTCGAGGACGTTGCGACCAATGCGAATGCACCTCGTATCAGATTCGTTGATAAGGTAGGAGGTAGCAAACCTAATATAGCCCTGCAAGTTTTAGGAAGGCACAAATTTTTCAAAGCAATCTGGGAGGATAACAATTTCAAGAATGACGTGATATATGATAGCCGCATCAGATACCTACGCATAATCGATCACTATGCGCATGATTGGTATAACCAGTTATCAAACTACGTTCCGGATACTTTTACAAGCATGGCCCGTGACCCAAAGTCATATGGCGTCAAGGTTGCAATTATACCCATGTCCGTAATCGATGCATCCGTTTGGGGGCCAAATATTAATAATGGAGATAAAAAGTCACACACGGGGCGAGTGTGGCAAACGTTCAGATTTCACGATGAGAGTACTGTATCACTGAAATCGTATCAGTTCATTGATTGGAATACGGTTACCACGTATCCTGTAGGTTGCTCTGGTAAAACCACATCTCAGTATTTGGTAGTCGATGTGACCGGGTACGACAAACAAGGTACGATTCCATTCAATTAAGGGAGATGATAAGTAATGAATGTAAAAGATATAGACCTCAATATTGGCGAGGATTTCGGGATAGTTTACGCAGTCCAAGATGACAATGTAGATTTGACTGGATTCAAGTCAGTATTCGCCATACGAAAGCGAGCAAGTGGTCCGCTTGTTATTAAAGTGCAAGGGGTAGCATCTGGGAAGATTGCGACATTCAATATTTCCGGAAAGGATACCCTAGAAATTAAGTCCTTTGGTGAGCATGTGTATGATGCTTTTGCATATAAGGAATCGGAGCCTAGCCGATATTACAAACTGGGTATGGGGGTAGTCAATATAATTCAGGATGTGGCCATGCATGATTAGAGGAGGAATGTATTATGCAAAACGAAGCTTTACCAGTAAGAATTGAAGGTCCGATTAAAGTAGAGGCGGAAGTAAAAGCAACCTTGGTAGGCGATAATGGAAAAAGTGCTTATGAAATTGCTTTAGCACATGGATTCGTAGGAACCGAGGAGGAGTGGTTGGAATCCTTAAAAGCGAAGATGCCCAACTTATCAGGCGTTGTTTCAGCACTTCAAGGTAAGAACATTCTTATAAATAGCGGTACCCTTGAAGCGATATTAACTGCTATTGTTCACGCGTTGGCGGATCAACCTTACGCACCACTTACCTTTAACGAACCAAGAAAAGGGGATACTGAAATTCGAGTATCCGGGCAAGATGGCTTTAAAGTTCGAGTGAGTGGCACTGCAGAAGCTGTTGAAATTCAATCCGGGAGTGCAACTATTAGAATTCAGCCTTACGGTGCAGATGATATTTATCTTGAATACCTTAACTTAATCGATCATGTCATTGACACTGTTAAAATCAAAGGTCTTGTTGAATTCAATCCGGAAACGGCTACGGAGATTTTGCCTAAGCAATTCTATGGCCGTAGCGATTTGGAGGGCGAACTTACATGCCCGAACGTTGTTAAAGTTGGTGCATTAGCATTCGTCGGAACCGAGCACAATATTATCAATTTGCCAAAGGCCACTGATATTGACAGGGATGCTTTCGCTAACAGTTCTCTTGCGGTAATCAATATCCCTGCATTTGTATGGGCGGGTGATAACCTTGATTTAAAATCTTATGATCTCATTAGGGTTAATAAAATGACTGTTAGTGAGGAATCTCACCCACCGAGAGAAGTCATGATGCAGAAAATTTCATTAGAGGTCTACAATCCAGATCACACCAAGAAATGGAATCTTTACAGTGAAAAATGGGAGAAAGCGGAGGCCTAAATGGATGAAATTAGATTATTGCTAATGGATTTCGGTATCCCTGCCTACTTCGCTGACATTGGATTCTGGGTAACCCTGTTAGGGGTTATCTGGGCCGCCCTTCGGGGCTCGTTTCGTGCGATGGTGTGGTTTTTAGAACATACCTCGCTAGTTGCGGTTAAGCAAGAATTAGACGACCATTTGGCTCGACGTATGGATAAGCAGCGTAAGGACTATGACGATAAGTTATCCGATGCTATCAATAGTATCGCTGATTTAACAAAAAGTAATCAGGAGATATTAAAGCAGTTGGTCAAGCTGGAAGAACGAGATGCTGCGAAGTTTCATAGGCTCAATAACCTTGAAACCACAGTTCAGAGTCTGAGTACTGAACTGATGCATATCCAAGTTCTAAATAATATGCCGATAGGAAGAAGTATCACACTTAACACGGACGATATAGGAGGTGACTGATAATGAAATATCAAATCATGAGCCGACTGAAATCAGCATATGGTGCTGTTCGTGTTGCTAACATTAGACCTACTGGAGTACTAGCGACACGGATTCTAGTGCTTGTTATGCTAATTCCTATTTGGCTAGTCATAACAGAGTATGTTATGGCATTTGCTAGGGGCTATGTATCAAGTGAAACTAATAAGCTGATTGATGTTGGGCTCAATATTATTGACCATATATTCATTCCTAGCGTATTGACAGCCGTAGTAGGCTTCCTAGGACTTTGGTTGGATAGAAACAATAATGGTGTCCCTGATAAATTAGAAGGAGGTAGTAGTAATGACGAAAATATTTATAAATCCAGGTCATGATATTGACCTGGATTCTGGAGCAGTAAATCCTAACACAGGACGTCGTGAATGCGACGTTGCTCGTGATGCAGGTAAGTTATTGGCTTGTTATTTACAAACGGCAGGATGTGAAGTTAGAACTTTACAGAATGATGACTTAGGTCTTGTGTGTGAAACGTCTAACGAATGGGGGGCAGATATATTTGTATCACTCCACTGTAACGCATTTAATACACAGGCACGTGGCACTGAAACTTTGTACAAGTCTTTCAATGGCCAACGTCTAGCGAACGATATCCAATCGCAAATCATCCGTAGTATTAATACGGTTGATCGTGGCGTGAAAGAACGGCAAGATTTATGGGTATTAAACGGCACAGATGCAACAGCCGTGTTAGTTGAAATGGCATTCATTGATAATGATGAAGACTTAGCACTACTTAACAATGACCTTGATACTATAGTGCGTGCTATAGCAAGGGGCATTACGGACTTTATAGGAGGGGAATAATGTATGACAAAATCAAAATTTTACTTAATCACCCTACTTACCGCTATATTATTATCGGTGGTATTGGGTTCATCCTCATCCTTTGCCTCGGATACATCTTCTATCAACCAAACGGAGCCGACTATCAGCGTGCCCGTGAGTCAGTGGAACGAATTGAAAAGCAACAACGAGAAAGCCTTGAGCTTAATCGAAGCATCCAGCGTACCATTGACAGAAGCGCAGACTATAGCCGTGAAGCAGCGACAAGAATTGAACGAAGCCAAGACTACAATCGACAAATTAACGACCGAATTGGACAAAGCCAAAGCGGATTTAGTGAAGCAAGAAGTTACCTTATCAGAAATGTCGAGCTCTTTGATAGAATTGAAAGGTCAAATAGAGAACGACAAGAAAACAATCAAGCGATTACGGATGCAACGCAACCTATCCCAAATACTGGGAGCAGGTGCGACAATTGGAGCAGTAATTCATCGATGATTGAGAGGTGATCCAAGCATCTCCTGAGCATGAGCAGGTGGACTCATGGATTGACTACTGTAATAATGTAAAAGACCTTACCAGGATATAACTTGGTAAGGTCTTTTTTTTTGTGTAAAAAATTTTTATGGACTGGAGTATAAAAAAATGGTAATATTAGATGATGAAGAATATGATAAAGTTTGGGATATAGTTTATGATAGATTTAATTTTAATCCTAGTGTTGATCAAAAAGAAATAGCGTTTGAATTTAAAGAGCCGTATATAGTTTATGATATTAGTTATCATTATGAAAATTTAGAAGAAATTAAAGGGTTTGTAGATTGGGGATTTAAAAAAGAAGTTCGAGATAAAATAACGGAAATATTTTTGAAAGCCCATTACAACTAGCGTTTCCTATAACGCCAGATGAGAATGGCAAATTTAATGTGGACCCAGAAGAGAGAATGTATACCCTATTCATATTCTTCATTGATGGATATTTTTCTCTGATGAACTTAAGATTATTAGCATTAAATTTTATAACATTCAAATCTATCAAAACTTCCAATCTATCATCTGAAAGCCCCGTTACATCAAAGTTTTCGTAATGCAATTGCATTGATTCAAGCATTGATTTATAGATAGTTAAGTTCAGATTATCTTCAGATACAATTTGAACAAAAAATTCTTCCTGTACTTCCTCATCAAGTTGTACAAAAATCTCCCGGTTCAATACAAAATTGGGATCTTGATTAATGAAATCAACCAGATATTCAGCATTATTCCCAAATAAAGAAAAGTAGGAACAAACAATCTCAGAATTAACTTGCCCTTTTTTAAGATGTACAAGATATTTTATCAGTTCTATATCATTAGATAATCCTTCAAACTTCTCTATAGTGTATTTAATGGAGAAGTTTGGAATACTATTGAATATACTTACGGCAGGTGTTATCTCCCCATCTTCGTAATCCTCATCTCTAAATAAAAAAACATGGT